AAGGCGGGCGCGGACCTTCTCCAGTACCTTGCCGGTGATTTCCTTCTGCTCGATGCCCGGCACGTTGCGCAGTTCGAAGACCAGGTCCTGACGGCGTTTAAGGGTGGGTTCAATGGCCAGTAAACAGCCCACGGTAAGGTCCGCCACGCGGGCGAAGTCGAAGCCGAAGGCAAAGCGCGGCTCAAGGTCCAACTGGTCCAGCGCCTCGTCCAGTTCAGCCATGAAAGGCGCGATCTCGACCTTCTGCTGCAGGCGGGACATGTGCAGGTAGTTCGGCGGAAGGGTAAGGCGCAGGATAGGCGATTTGACCGTCATCCGCGCTTCGACCAAGGGCGCAGCAAGCCACGCACCCGACGACAGGCTGGGAACGCAGAACAGTTCCTCGTCCGCCCCGTCGCCGTAAAAGTCGATGATGTCCTGCCGCCACTTCGCTTCCGATTCCGGCGTCCAAGTCTTGCCGGTGACCAGCGCGATCCGCTGGTAAAGCCCCTCGCGCAGCGCCTGGTCAAAGTCGATCCGGATATGGTCGCCCTTGCCCCGGCCCGCCAGCACGTCCTGAATCGCCTGGTTGAACTCGTTGTCGGCCCCGTCATGGGTGGAACAGACGACGACCTGGCCGCCCCACATCAGGAAGGCGAGGGCTGCTTTCAGCAGTTCCTTCAGGTTATCGACGAAGGCCGCCTCGTCGATGATGACCACGCCCTGCTTGCCGCGCAAGCCGCGCGGGGCAGACGACAGCGCCATGATCTCGAACCCAGAGGCAAACTTGATCCGGAAGGCGTTGATCGCCTTGTCCTCGTCGTCCTGGTCGAACAGCGTCTCCTCGACCTCGGTCGCGGCGCTGTTGAAGGCCTTGGCCCACATGGCACAAGCGTCGATGAACTCGCGCGTCATTTCGCGGCTGTAGGAGATGTACATGACATCCATCCCGCCCGCCGACTTCTGCCGCCCGGCACGCAAGACGGCATAGGCCGCCAGCCCCCAGGTCAACCCGATCCGCCGCGACTTCTCGATATAGCAAAGCGATGACCCGCCATCGAGCAGCCCCACCGCCCGCGCCTGATAGGGTAGCAGGACGGACGGCAGCCCATGCGCCTGCACATCCGCAGGGATCGAGGCCATGGCGGCGGCACGGGCGTCAGCCCAAGCCTTTTCGGTCAGGGGGGCGGTCACCCCTTGCCCTCCATCGCTTCGACCTTCTGGCCAAGGATCGCGGCGGCGGCTTTGGCGACCAGCGCCCAGACGGTCTGACGGCGGCGGTGGGCCGCAATGATGGTCCGGCCACGTCCATCGGCAATGCCAAGGCTCTCGTCCCCGGCCTCTGACCACTCCAGCGAGTAGTCAGAGATCTCCGACAGGTTGGTCTGGTTGACCAGCTTCGCAGTGCCGATCAGCCGCCCGTTCACCTTGATGTCGACCGTCAGCATGCCCGAGCCTCGATCCGCTTCAGGCGCTCAAGGGCTTCAAGGGGAGTGCGTGCCAGTATTCCCCTGACAGAACGGTAGGAACCGTTCTGCAGTCGAACGAGCATCTCGGCAACATGGGGCCCCCAGACCGTGTCGTGCTGCAAACCGCCTGCGCGCCACGCGAACCACTCGCCACGCGCGCCGACGATCCGATAGGGCGTTTTGGGCTTGCGGCGCTTCACTTCGTCACCCCCAGAATGTCAGCCTTGATGGCTTCGGTCGTCTCGGCGCTCAGGCCCCTTGCCTTGGCGACGGCGTCCACCGCCTCGCCCAGGCGTTCCTGCAGCTGCTTGGTCTCGGCTGCCTTGCGGGTCGAAGACAGGTTCTGTGCCGCTTGCGATGCGCGCAGGGCCTCGGCCAGGGCCTTCAGCTCCTTGCCGTCCATCACGTCTTCGCCGTCGCCGGTGGCATAAAGGACCGCCGCCTTGATCATCTCGCCCGCGATGATGGTCAGATCGTCGCTGGCCTGGGCATCGTGCTTCTGGGCCAGAACCTTCACGATCTCGCTGGTCTGGTCCAGGCGGCGCGACATCCGGGCCTGCCGCATGGAATAGCGGTTGAAGCTGGCAAAGGCCGGAATGCGGAACTCCAGCTCGCCGCGATGCTCTTTCATCAGCGCTTCGCAGCGAGTCACGAACTCGGCATAGATGTCGGTCTGGGTCCGCTCACGGTTGGCAAGCTCACCCGCCGCCCAGGCGACGATGGGGTTTGCCTCGCGCGGCAACAGCTCCAGCGATGAAAGTTGGCCGCGACCGGTGGCCATATGTCACTCCCCCGGACGCGAGGGGCGCTTGATGCCCTCGATCACGATGGCGCGGCGCAGGTGGCGCGCGCCCTTTTCGGTCAGGGTGGCGACGACGACCGAACCCGGCTTGAACAGGGTGACAGCGCCCATCTCGGCCAGCCAGTCCAGCTCGCCGTGGATCCACTCACGCGGGCGGTCGATACCAAAGCGCAGCAGCTCTTCGGCGACGAAACCGGAATGCAGGCGTTCGTCGGTCTGGGCGGCAAGCGCCTTCAGGATGATCAGACGGGCATCGGGGCGAAGCTGGTCGTTCTCATAGTTCATGGCTCATCGGCCCCCCATCAGGTGGTTGTCGTGGCGGCTGACGATGGCTTCCAGCCGCTCCATGATCTCGGTCTGGCCGCGCATCTGGACGGCCACGGACTTCATCTCGCCGCGCATCTGCTCCATCGCCAGCTCCAGCTGATGCATGCCCTCGGTCGTCGGCTGCGAGGCCTGCTTCAGCTCGACCGATTGCATCCGCGATTCGAGCCGCGCCAAGGTCACGGCCTGCTCGGCCAGCGCGGCGGCATTGCGCTTCGACGGCCCCGAAAAGATGGTCCAGAGGTTGGTCAGGAAGTTGATCACAGCGGTGAGCGCGAGTGCCCAGATGACGAAGAACTGAACGGTCGTATCCTCGGGCATTACTTCTTCGCCCCCGCCAGCTTGGTCACGGCGTCCTTGATCGTGTGACCGCCCATGTAAAGGCCCATGTAAAGGCCCGAGAGTTGCATCAGAACGTCCCAGGGCATCGGGGGCAGGGCGATCTTCCAGATGGCATTGGCGACATGCAGCGCGACCACGTTCCAGACCCACAGGAACCCGATCATCCACATGCCCGCAGGCCGCCAGGCGCTCTTCCAGCCGCCCTCCTCCTGCTCGGCCATCAAAAGCGCGTTCTGCTGCTCTAGCCCCTTGGCGTAAAGCGCCACCAGCTCCGGCGTCATCGGGGTGACGGCCCGCATCGCCTCGATCACCTTGCCGGGGCTGGTCTCGGCAAGGGCTTCCAGCTCTTGCGGCGGGACGTTGGCATGGTTCGCAAGGGCGGCCAGAAGGTCGGCCACAAGGCCCCCCTTGGCATCGCCCAGCTTGCCTTCAAGGATCGATCGGATGATGGGAAAGCCCGACTGCAGGGCAAGTGCGGCGATGGCAGACATCAGATCGCCTCCCCAGCCGGATGACCAAGGCCGCTCCAGCCCGTGCCCGATCCCATCAGGCAGGCAAGCTGGTCCTGGATCATCAGCAAGGACCAGGTGCTGCCGTCCGGCTTGGCCGTGACCATGATCACCACCTCTGGCCCGGCAGTGCCCTGCCAGACGATGCCCTCGCCATAATTGCGGTCGAGACCCTCCAGCACATCGGCCAGCCCGGCGCATTGCGCGGCCTGGGCATGGGCCGGGGCGCAGGTTGCCAGGGGCAAAAGAACGGCGATCAAGGCAAGGCGCATGGCTTTCATCAGAAGCTCCGCAGGAAGGCCGCTACGCGCGGCAGGGGGGATTGAAGGGCTCCAGCGATCTGGTCGCGATAGCGCCAGGCCAGCCACAGGCCGTAAAGCAGCGCGCCAATGGCCACGACCTCGGTCAACCATGGCGTCGCCTCAAGGCCCGCAAGGTCCGGAGGATCGGCAACGCTGACCCCGCCCGAGACGACACCAACGGCTGCAGTCGGCTTGGCCTTGGCGCGGGCATCCAGCGCGCGCTGCAGGGTGGACAGGGTGGCGCGACCAAGCACGCCATCGACGGTCAGGTCATGTTTGCGCTGGAAGGCGCGGACGGCCTCGACGCGAATGCAGGTGAAATTAGGGCCGGGATCAAAGCCCAAGGCCCGGAAGCCTTCCCAGACATTGGAAATTTCGTCCCGCGACAGGGGCAGCGTGATCCGCGCCTCTTTCGGGCTGGCTGGAACGGGAAGGACAGCCCTCTCGCTGGCATAGCGCCCGGACCGGATCAACTCATATTCCGCCTGGCGGCGACGGACGAGACCGGGCAGCACCTTGCCCCCGCCCTTGGTCCACAGCTTCAGCTTCGTCTCGACCGCGAACCAGTCGAGGATCTTCCAGGCCTTGACCCAGCTTGCCCGGCCAATCGCGCCGGTGTTGAAATGAAACAGGACACCGCCATCGAACTCATGCTGTGCGGGGCGGGTGACCTTGGTGTCGCGCGGCGTGGCCATCGCCACTTCCACCTGCGGCTCATAATTGCGCTGCAGGGCCTCGGTCAGCAGCCGATCCGATTCCTCAGCCGTGATCACCATCCCCGGCTTGACCTTGATTACGCCCGAGGCAGAGGTCAGCCCGACGCCAATGGTCAGGTCTCCCGCCGGACAGCGATAGGCCTTCAGGACCTCGCCCTCCTGCAGCCTCAGATCGGCGCGGCCTTTGGCACTGGTTTTCATGGTGGCAGCCCCCGGAATGAACCGGGCGCGACCCGGTACTTGCCGGGTCAGAATGCGATGCTTTGGGGAGGCAATATCACCCGCAAGGGCTTGCGGGGTTAGATCAGGCTGCCTTGCCGGGGGTCAGCCGATGGGCGCGGGCTCAGCCAGCCACGTACCGTGACATCGGTCGTGTGCAGTGTGGTGGCGATTTTCGCGTGTGACAAGCCCCGCGTTTTCAAGACGGCCGCCAGCCATGGTTTCGCCGTCGGAACCCGGCGCGGAAGATCCAGCGCCGCCAGATCCGCAACCCGCTCCGCTCCGATCAGCCTTTCGACTTCTGACCGGCCCTGCGGCGTGGGCGACAGGTAAAGCTCGGCCCCGCCGAACCGCATCAGGAACTCGAACGCCAGATCCGGGCCAAGGACCCGGACGTAAGGTTCAACATGGGCGGGCGGGGGCGGGGTCATTCTTTGCGCCCCAGAATGTCCAGGATGGCGCGGGTTTCGCCCTTCAGCTGCGAAACCGATCCACGAAGCGAAACAACCTGCTGCCCGTGCTCTCGCTGAATGTGATCCAGCCGCTTGCGGGTCAGGGCATGAGCTTCCCGCTCGGCGGTGAAGGCCTGCTCCAGAACGGTCATACGATCCAGAAGCGCCAGCAGGGCCTGCTCTTGCGGATAGAACCGGTGCGGCGGAACCTCATCCCAGCGGCTCATGACACCGCCCCGAACTTGCCCGCCTCATCGCCCCAGGTGGACCAGCCCGCCCGCTCGGTCCGGCTGAACAGCTCCAGCTTGCGGACCTCGGGCATCAGCTCTTCGCAAGCCCGGAAGGCCTCGTCGGGCTTGCGGCTATGCTCGCGGGCAACAGCGTCAAGCGTGATGCAAACGCGGGGCCATAGACCTCCCGTGTCCTCGGCCAGCATGTCGTAATGCTCGGTGATCTTGCCGCTGACGACGGCAGACCGGGTGCCCCGCGTCGTCTTCGGGCTGCCACGGGTGCCGATCAGGAACGGCTCGTTCGCCGACCGCAGGATGTAGCCGGTGCCGAAAGCCACCTTCCCATGCCGGGACCGCTTCAACCAGGTGCCAGCGGTCTTGAAGGTAAAGCCCCAAGCGGCCAGCACCTCCAGCGCCTGCGGCAACTGCGGGTTCACTGCCCACAGCCACAGCAGGCAATCCGGTGCGGCCAGCGCCTCGACCGGCAGCGCCTTGATCGCGGCCAGGTCCATCGTCCGGTACTGCCCTTCGGGGGCCTTGGCATAGCCCTTTTCGCTGAACATGGAATAGGACCAGGGCGGGTCCGCCATGATCAGGCCAAACCCGCCCGCAGGCCGGATGGAAAGAAGGGGGTGGAGGCTCATGCCCATCCCCGCGACATCGTGGCCGGGCCGGTCGGCACCTTCCCCATCCAGTCCGACTTGGCAATCAGAGTTTCGCCAAAGATGTCAGGTTCGGTGACCTTGCAGCCGTGATACTTGGTCACTGGCCCGTGCAACGGACACCAGCGGTTACGCGCAATGCTGCGGCGAAAATGCTGAAAGCTCGCAACACGACGGCTCACTCCTCGTCCTCCTCGCGCTTGCGGCGACGGTTGGCGCGACCGTGGGGGGGGGTGCTTTTCACCGGAACGCAGCTGATCAGCCGGTTCTCGACCAGGACATACTTGATCCCATCCTGCACGGTTGCGACCGCCCCGGCCTCGATGGCAGCATCCACCTTCAGGCCAAGGTCCATCCGGGCAGCCTCGACATCGATGCCCTTGACGCGCTCCAGATAGCGCAGGACGGCATGGTCGGTGACGATGGCCACAGGCTTCTTCACAGCGCGATCCCCGCTCTTGCGCACATGCCCTTCAGGGCCTCGATCACCGTGGCGATCTGGCGGGCGTCCTGCATGGTGTCGATGTCAAAGGGGACAGCGCCCCAGGCCTTCTCGAACCGGGCGCGCAGAAAGGCGTTCAGCCCCTTGGCCCCGCCCTTGTCCACAGCCCCGGCCTTGTGCAGCTTGCCCCAAAGGACATAGGCGAACCGCACGTCCCCCCGCTTTGCCGCCGGGCGCTTGGCGCGGCCCTTGCCTGCATGGGGCGTGAAACCGCGCTCCTTCAGGGCTGTGACCAGCTTCGTCAGGTCGCCTTCGTCCATGTCCAGCATGCTGGCCTTGCCGGTGACCATCAGCTGCAGATCGCGCCGAACCTCGCCATCGAGGCCCAACTCGCGGCAGCCGACATGGACCAGCTTTTGCAGGGCGCGGGTCATTCGCTTACCCGGTAGATGCTGGCCTCGGCAGCCGGGCCATGATCAGGATTGACCAGCGTCGGCCTGATCCATTTCGGGCGGTAGGCGCGGTCGGAGATCGGTCCATAGGGAGTGCGCCGCCAATGCCCGCGCCGCCAATGAGCGCGGGGGCTGATGCCTTCGCCTTCACTGCGTTCGCCTGGCATGGATGACCCGAAAGAGATGAAGCGAACCGGCAGAGCACCTTTCTCAGTCTTGTGGGAGGAGCCGGGGCGGGTCTGGACAGGGCGGGGCCAGACACTTCCCTCCTTTACCATCGCATCCGGCAAGACAGTCAAAAGGCAGATCGCGTTCACGACAACCTCGAGCGCGCACTCCACAGCGGAACTGTTCGATGCAAGAATTTCGGCCTGCTTCTCCTCCGCAGTCGACCTCATGACGTCCAAGGTGAATGGCACACTCGGCTGCAGGGCCTGAGAGGCGGCTTCGAGGTCCGACCGAAGGCGAGCAGCGTTCTCCCGGTTCTTCGCCACCTGAAGGTCGACCGCTTGCTGCAGAAGTTGCTGAGGGTCGCCGCAGTCCAGCTCGACGGCGTAGGTCCGATCCATCGCCCACCAAGGCCGCGCCTCTTCCGGGTCGATCGTGCAGAGGGAGATTGCAATCCGCTTGCTCCCTCCCCGCACGTAGGCACCTTCCAAGACCTCCCGCGAGTCTGGCAACGTAATGGGCTGTTCGAATTGGATGTAAAAACCGGGAAAGGGCAGCCGGATGTCAGCCATGCAGATTTCGCCAATAGATGTCTTTGCGAGCTCAGATGTGACATCCGAAGCGATAACGAAGACTTGGGTCCCATAGGCTCTAATGCAGGAAACACGTGCGATCTCGTCGATAGCGTCATGAACTTGACCGACCCACTGCGCCCGTTCTTCCGTCGGCAGTTCCATTCTTGGCCCGTTGATCCAACGGCCAAGGGCGGGCATCCTCGCTTGGAGGCCTGCCAGACCGCTCGGACCAAGCTGCGCTTCGCTATCGTAGTCACAGGACATGATCCGTGTGATTCCGTTGGCCTCCGGAAACCGGCGCGTGAGCCTCGCGGGACGCAAAAGCTTGAGGAGGGCGTTCATGCTGCCACCTCAAGCATCGCCTCGGATGGGCGCGCCCATTCGATCAGGGTGCCGGTGAAGCCCTCGGTCACGGTCTGCGGGTAATGCTCGCGGAAGAAGGCGGACATCTCCTCGATGTTGGTGAACCCATCGCGAAGCGCGAAGGCGTCCAGGTCGCGCAGGGGGATGGTGTCGGCGGTCACCCGGTTGATCAGACCGACACCCGCGAAGTGAAAGCTGATCTCAATCTTCATGGTGGCAAGGCAGGGCACATCGGGCAGGATCGGTTGGCAGAAGGGCCGGATGCCGCTGCACAACCGGATCAACTCACCGGGGCGGGCATGGCGCAGCTGGTCGTCGCGGCGGATCGTCTGGGTCTTGATGCCCTGACGGATCGGCTCGATGAAGCGGTCGGCGAAGTGATAGACAAACATGGGGAACTCCTGATCTGGCAGCGCCCCCGGCCAACGGCTGGCCGGGGGCAAGGGGTTCAGTGCTGTTCGGGCACGTCCATGCAGAAGGTGATCACCGACGGGTGGTCGCCATTCGGGGTAAGCTGGGCCTCAAAACCCGCCTCCAGCTCGGCGGCAGCGGCCTGGCAGGCCGACATGTCGGGATATTCGATCTGCACCGCGCCCCCCTCGTTGTGGGTGCGCAGAAGCCCGATCAGCATGGCAGTTGCGATTGCGGCAGCATTCATTGAAGTCATCCTTTAAGGTTGGGTTGAAGTTGGGTTTGGCCGGGTCTTCCAGTCGCAGGCCGGCCACCTGCCTTCACCGCCGCGCCACGGGTGCATCCGGGGCGCGGCGGAGCTCGTCAGCCCTTCGCTTTGGCAGCCTTGAAGTGCATCGTGGTCGAGGCCGGGATATCGACCGGCTGACCGGTGGCCGGGTTCCGGCCCGTGCGGGCGGGGCGGGCCTTCTGGACAAAGGTGCCAAAGCCGCGAAGGGTCACCTTCTCACCCGCCTCGACTGCCCCGGTGATCAGGTTGAAGACGGCGTCGATGGTCTCTGCCGCCGAAGCCTTCGAGACGTTCCGCAGATCAGCCAAGTCGCTGGCCAGCTTTTCCTTCGAATAGGACATTTCAGGTCTTCCTCGTGATGGTCGCGCCAGATCTTCGAAAGGCGCGGGGTGACCCCGGCAGACAGCCCGCCGGGGAATGGGTCAGGCCTTCGCCAGATCGATGCTGACCGCCTGCCAGCCACCGTCGAAGCTTTCGCGGCGGTAGCAGCGGACATAGGTCTTCGATCCGACCACCCGCATCGCATCGCGGATCGCGTCCATGGCGCGCAGCCAGCGGGGGTCCTTGATGTCGGCGCGCAGCAGCACGAAGATCTGTGCAATGCTGACCTGGCCTTCTTTGTCGGTCCGGAATGCCTGGGTCACGATGGCGCGAATTTCAGCGCGGGCGGTCTCGGACCATTCGTTCAGGCATTCATCGACCAAGGCCTTTGCCTGCTGCAGCTCGGGTCCAAAGCTCGTCCTCTCCGCGACCTGCACAGTGATTTTGTAAAGGTTGTCATGGGTCATCAGGGTCTTGTTACCCTTCGCGCCACCAAGCTTGGCGTCGTACTCCTGGGCAAGCAGCGCTTCAAAGCCAGCAATGTCGTCAAAGGTGTGTTGCTTGAACCGTGCGACCTGCTCACCCAAGGCGACCGCGTAGCCCAATATCTTGCGCACGACCTGGTCTTCCAGCTGATGCTGCGCCTTGATGATCGACAGAGGCTTCGTCCCGCCTTTGCCGTCATACATGCTAGGGACGCCGTTGACGTCGATGACGCCGGTCGGGATCGGGGTGGGCTTGAACTCACTGGCCATCTGCGGCCTCCTTACTGTCGAATTTCGGTTGAAAGGTTGCGCAGACCAGCGGCGGATCGTCGGAATGCGGCCCGTAGGCCTGCTTGAAGGTGCAGCTCCGCGCAGCGTCACCCGCACCATGAAGACCCCCGAAAACGGGGGCGATCATGGGCCACCGGCTCCTGTCGTCCCACCAGCCACAGACGACTCTGAATTCAGCATCGGCCGGGATTTTCGGTATGCGGCCAAAGAGGCATTCACCGCAGGGCCACTTCTGGATGGGCAGGTCCATCAAGGCTTCTTCGAGGGATTTCCCGTCGCTCATTTGGCTGTTGATGAAGTCCGATAGAGGGGTGCTACTGGCCATCTGCGGCCTCCTTCTCTGCGGTGAAAATCAGCCGCGCGGGCGGGGTTTCGCCCGGCGGGGTGGCGATCAAGCCAAAGGCCAGCAACGTGCCGGTCATGGCGGCGATGTCGTCGATCGACAGCGTGGTGATCCCGCGCACATCGTCGCGGCAGACCCGGCCCACGGCGCGGCTGGCCTGTTCCAGCATCTCGCGCGACGACCAGTTGGTGACGGCAGGGATCAGCGGACGGGGCTCAGGCATGACTGGCCTCCAGCTGCTGCAGGAAGGTTAGCGCAGCTTTGCGGGCCTCGGCGTCGGTCAACGCGGCATCGCGCAGGATCAATGCAGCGGCGGTGATTTGCCACGCCCCCTGCCCAACCTGTGGTGCAGGCGCCCCTTGAAGCTTGTCTTGGATCAGGTCCGACAAGCGGGCAAGCCGAACTGCCCGGTCCCCAAACTCTATCGCCGAAGTGTGGGCCTTCTGGATCGCCTCATGCACGGATGACCCATGCCGACCGCCAAGATGCGCCCCGATTTCCGCATAGGTGGCCGACACGTCGAGGCCGCGGATCAGGTACATCAGATCATGGCGATGACGGCTGATTTCCGCCGTCTGACTTGGCCCTTTCAGATCTTCGACGCGGGTGCCGGTCACCTCGGCATAAGCCCCGATGATCCGGTCGATCCGCGCGCCAGGCAAAGCCTTGGCAGCATTGGCAAGGGCCAGTAGAATGGGGGCTACCATCACTCGCCCTCCCTCTTGAACACCGGGCAGCGGTGGCAGGCCCGGAACATGCGGGTCCGCGTCGGGTTGCCCGAGGCGAAGTCCTTGGCCTTCTCGCGCCAGTCCTGGCATTCGTGGCTGCGGATCAGGCCCATGCCGGGGCAGTCGACCTTGCCGTCCATCAGGACGCCGCGCACCCGCTCTTCGATCCGGTCATAGGATCCCGCGTATTTCTTGCGCAGGACGGTGCTGACCACAGCAGGTGAACGGTCCAGTTGGGCGGCGACCTTGGATTGGCTCGAACGCTCGCAGGCCAGTGCCAGCGACCTGATCCAGTCGGGCAAGGGGCTGCCCCATGCCTCTTCAGCGGTGGCGATCAGCTCGCTCATTGCCCACCCCCGATCACGATGGTCTGTTCGGTATTGGCATCGACTACGGCGCGGACGCGGCTCACACGCGGGGCGCGCGGGCCGGTGTTCTTGGTCAGCCGGTAGATGGCGGCGGTCTTGCCGGGCACGGCCTTGCGGGCCACGGCCAGATAGCTTGCCCCCAGCAAGGCGCGGCAATAATCCTGCGCTGCCTCCAGCGTGACCTCGGTCTCTTCCGTCGCCGCATGGACAGCGACTTCACGCGGGCTGAAGCTTTTCATCTGCCGCATGGCCGTCCACATGTTCTGCTCTGGGCTGCGGGCGCGGGCGGCAAGCACGGGCTTGGCCCCATCCCTGACCTTCCACAGCGACCGGATGCGATGGCCCGACCGGACCTCGTCCAGAAGCCCCGCCTTGTTCCAGGCGCGAACGATCTTGCGGGCGTAATCCTCGGTCACTGCCATTTTCAGGGCGATGTCCGCCGTGCCAAAGCTTTCCAGCGTGGCAGCATGGGCAAAGGCGGCATCTGCCGTCGATTGTGCGTTGGCCGGGCTGACCCTCATGCCACGGCCCTCCCGCGACGGGTGACAGCCGGAACCGCGCCCCGACGCAGGGTCGGCGGCTCGCCGGTGTGGAAGGCCCCACCGCCCCAATCGGCCAGCGTCATGCGGCGTAGACCCCGCACAGCCGCGAACTCGGCCAGCGCAGCAAGGTTGGTGCTGATATAGCGCATGCTGGCCTTCGAACTGGTCAGGACCGCTTCGCGCAGCTCGGGCGCGATCTCGACATCGGGGGCATAGACCCGGGCCAGATGCCCCACATCGTCCAAGGTGGCAGGCTCAGCCTCGACCCATGCCAGCATCCGGCCATGGACCCGCTCCCAGGCCTGCAGCCGCTGCGGCAGCAACTCCTCCCCCATCAGGATCACCGGGGCACCCGACTTGTCATGCAGGTGGCGCACCGCCTCGATGGTCTTGGTCGACAGGATATGATCGGCCTCGTCGATGATCAGCGGGCGACCGGTCATCGCCAGTTCCTGCGCCGCCTGATCGAACAGGTCCGGGATCAGCCGCTTGGGCCGCAGTCCCAGCTCGGTGACAATCATCTCCATAAGCTTCTTCAGCCCACCGAAGGGCAGCGCCTCGACATGGCAGGCGTTCAGCGTGTTGGTCGCATAGATCCCGGCAGTGGTCTTCCCAAGGCCAGCACGGCCATAGAAGCAACCCAGACCCGGCAGACCCGGCCCCCGGTTCTGTGCCCGGTCGATCAGCGCCATCAGACGCGTCACGTTCGCCAAAGGCGCGACCGTATTGTAAAGTTCACCCCGTTCTGTCACCTTGTTCTCCTCTGCTCGTTACCGCCGCCGTGGGGCCTCGACCGCCCCCGGCGGCTTTTCTCATCCGAAAATCGCGTCCCCGAAGTCGTCCCAGAGCAGGCGCTCTGACCGGTATTCCGAGGTGTTCTGAAAGACCGACAACCAACGCTCCTGGTCGCGGGTCACAGGCTCGCCAGCGGCCAGCCGCCGCTCGATGTCCAATGCCCGCTTGAACCGGTCCCGTGCCGTCTCTTCGGCAGTCGGGGTGGCACCCTTGCCCGCCCGTGCCGCGTCCAGATTGGCCACGACGCCCGCCTGAATGCGCTCCAGCGTGGCCGGATCGATGGGCGGCGACCCGCTCGGCCGCGCAATGGCTTCCGGGGTGGCAGGCTTGCCGAACTGGGCGCGCACGACCTTGGCTTCCGGCTTCGGCGCAGGCGTGTCCGATATTCCGTCCAGGGTCAGACCCAACTCGGCTGCCTTGAAGACGCGGTGCGCCTCGACTTCCGCCTTCTGTGCCTTCAGCCAGCCGCGATAGAGCCGCGCATGGATCCGCGCCTCGTCCATGTCGAAGAAGCCGACCTTCTGGCGGCACCCGGCATGACCCAGATAGGCCCCGTCCTGCGCATAGACATGAACCCCAGTCCAAAGGTCAGCAGGGTCAAAGCGGATCACCACACGGGTGCCCGCAAACTCGCTCAGCCAAGGCTCCCAGAACTCGTTGCCTTGGAACTTGATCGCACCCGACCGCGTGTCGGCCCGCAGACCTTCCGCCCCCAAGAGCCACAACCGCCGCTGCGCCTCGGTCGCCTTGCGGATCGGGGCAGCCTGATAGCTTTCGTCGAAGACCACGTTGAAGGACCGGCCAAAGGCCACTTCCGACCGGCGGTTTTCCCGCGCGTTGTGCTCTTCGATCCCCTCGGCCACGACCTTGATGAAATCTTCCAGCCCGACCGCGCGGCTGCCGTAGTTCTCGGGCTTGGCCATGACCGTGTTGCCGGTATAGGCCCCAGCCAGACGCGGGTCCTTGGCGATGGATTGGCACATGTCGCGGAAGGCCCGCTCGATGGGCTTGGACTGGCCGCTGTAAGGCGTGGCCCAATGGATCGTGCAGCCAAGCGCGGTGAACAGGCCAGGAATGTCGTCTTCCTTGACCTTGAACCTAAACCGGGTGGCAGCGCCGCCGGTGATGGCCTTGGCCGCGAATTCCCGACCGTTGTCCAAAAGGACATGCTCGGGGATGCCCCAGGCCTCGATCATGTCGCCCGCGCACAGCATGACGGCGGTCGAGTTCGGGGTCTGGTCGATCCGCCAGGACAGAATGCGCCCGGAATAGATATCCTGGAAGGCGACCATCTGCGGGCGCGCGACCAGACCGGGCTCGCCCCCGACCGAAGGCCAGCGGACAAAGACGTCGAACTTGTGGAAGTCGGCGTTCACCGCCTGCAGCGCCTGAAGGCAGGTCTTGTCGCGCACCTGGGCCGGGAACAGCCGCTTGACTGCATCCACTCCCTGCCGTGCCAGCACCTGGCTGACACGGGAAACCGCCGCGTCCAGATGCCGCCGCATGGTCCGCTCGGGCAGGATGTCCCAGCCCTTGTCGCGCGCCACCCGCGCCGACCGGCGATAGCAGTCGGTGAACGGCGGGGCTTCCAGCCGCAGATAGTCCGACTTCAGGACCTCAAAGAACTCCGGCGCGCAATCCTTGGCACGCGGGCGCTTTTCCGCAGCCCGATTCCGGGGGGCAAGGTAAGCCAGCCGGTCATGCGCTGCGATCCCCTCGATCATGGCGAACCACGACCAGATCGTCCGCGCACCCGTGCCGTCCAGCGCCGCGACCTGTTCGACCGCAAGGAACCGACCGATGGCCCCCTCCAGCGCCTCGACCTTCTGGATCAGCAAAAGCCGTCCTTGAGCCTTGGCCTTTACGGCCTCGGGCAGCGCCTCATACCAGGCCCAGACCTCGTCCCGCGCCCGTGCCGCAGCGGCCTTCGGGGCCACAGCCTGCTTGATCAGGGCGCGCTGTGCCGCATTCGGGAACAGCTTCCAGCTATACTCCCAGCCCCCGCCCTTGCCCGCACGACGCCGCGCAAACTTGCCCTCCCGCCACTTCAGACGGTCGGCCAAGGCGTCAACGCCCTGCCTTGTCTTGGGCAGGTCCGGCAGACCGCTCTCGGCGATCTGTGCGGGCGTCCACCATTCTTGGGCGGGGGTCAGGCTCACTGGTCGCCCCCTTGCGGATCAAGGAAGTTCGACAGCGGCTCGCCCCGGTTCTCGGCATCCCAGATTTCGTGGCGATGGTTGATCAAGAACCGCTTCTTCGCCGCCATCGGTGCCCGCGCCCATGCCTTGGACAGGGCGATGAACGCCTCTTCAACGGGGTCTTTAACGGGGGCTTCATCGCCCGCTTCGGCCCGATGGGACCGCCACGCATCGGCGGCAGATTTCGCCCCGTTCGACAGCCGGATGCAGACCTGCGACCGCTCCTTGCCATCGCCGATCTTGGCCAGCGCCTGAAGGTCAGCCAGCCGGATCGGGGCCTTGGCGGCGCGCAGCCAGCGCAGCTCGTCATGCGACAGCGCGGTGCCGATCTCGACCAGACGACGGACGTGCCGGTCGGACAGCCCAAACTTCTCGGCAGTGGTCGCGGCAAAGGATCGAACGGACATCATGTCCGTTTGATTTTTGAACTCGACGCTCTTGTGGTCGCCGCCGTGCTTCGTCTCCGGGTGCAGCCGCTCATAGACCGCCTTCCTCTCGGCCAGAAACACCGCCGTATCCAGCGGCCCCATCTCGGCCCCGGCAAGGTTGTCGTCGATCTCGATCATCCGGGCCTGGTCGTTGGTGATCCCCGACCAGACCCAGGCGTCCGCCTCCTCGATCTTCAGCTCGGCATAGGCCGCAAGCCGGTGACCACCCGCCAGCAGGACAAGCCCCGTCTTGGTTTTGCGGACATGGACCGGGTCCTTGATCTGGCCGATCTCGGCGACCGAGGCGAGGATCGACTGCACACCGGCAGCGCTGACCGGGCGCAGGCGCTGATCGGCCTTCACATCGGCCAGCCGGATACGTTGCAGAACGGGGGCGGGAGTGGGCTTCATTTTAGGTCCGGGGCCTTTGTCATGGTGTAGTAAAAGCAGGTGCCCACACCGCTCGGGGCAGCCTGTCGGACGCAAGTAATCACCGCGCCATGGACCCGCAGTTCGGACACGCAGGCGCTGACGGCCAGCACCTTTGCCCGCTTCACGATGTCCAGCGTGGTCAGGGTTTTGCCATCGGCCAGCACCTTCAGCACCTTGCGCAGCCGGGGGCTGGTCAAGGGCGCGGCATGGATGCTTCCGGTGGCGCGGGTCATTTTGCCCGTCCGTTGCGTGGTGCCACGCCGTACGGGACCAACTCGCCACCCTGACGGCGGCAGCCGTCGCACATCCGGTTGTGAATGCCTTCGCTGGGGAACGAATTCTGGCAGCACATGCAGGGCCGCTTCATCCGCTTCAGCGCCAGATCGGCAGCCTTCTGCTTCTGTCCGGCAATGCCTGCCGCCTGCGACTTTGAAGCATAGGTGCCATAGACCTGACCGTCCGGCTGATAGACCACATACTTGCCCTCGGCGCGGGTGATGACCTGCCACTTGGCATGCTCGGGCTTGGCGAACTTGATGTTGTCGATGCCCATCACACGCGCTCCCGCTTCGACAGGAACAGCGTGATCCGGGCCAGCACCGTCTGCGTCGAAAGGACGCCAAGATCGGCGATGACCGCATCGGTCACTTCGCGGTACTGCCGCCCAGCCTCGATGATCTCATCGTCGGTAGAGTCCGCACTATGCATGACGTCATTCGCCACTTGCGCAGCCCGCAGGTTGCCGATCATCCGGGTCCATTCGGCGGGGACAGGCGGGCCGCTCACGACACGTTCTCCGCGACCAGACTCAGGCGCAGCATGTCGCGCAGGCCCTTTGCAATCGCCGACAGATAGGCCGAAAATCCGGGGTCCGCGATCAGGTCGATCAGCTTGTCTTCCGCCGTGATCAACGCCTCCAGGGCGATGCACTCGGCGGCGTCCGACAGACCCTTCTGCTGGGCCACGTCCTTCGCCTTGACGACATCGGCGATGGCTGCAAGGACAGCCTCGATCCGGTCCGCCTCGACGCGGGCTTGTGCGATGATGATGGCAGCCGACATCGTCACATCCCCCCGTCAAGGATCGACCCGATGAATAGGGCCAGGGGGACAAGGGCGAACAGGAAGGCGACCGCGATCACGTCGCCCAGCCAATGGTCGTCCAGCCGCTTGCAGGCAGCAAAAAGCTTGCGCATGGGATTGCTCCGGGTGGGGGAAAGAATGAGGGCGAGGGGCATCACGCTGCCTCCCGCTTGGACTTGGCCGGGCGCGGGATATGGCGGGGCCATTCAAGGTCGGCAGGCCAGTTGTCACTAAACCAGCCGAAGAGCCGCGCCGCTGTCTGAGTGCGGCAGTCGGCACCTTTCTCGATCATGTTCTTGAAGAAGTCGCCTTTGCCGAGGGCACGCATGGAGATCGCGAAATGCGTGACCCCAAGGTGCGCGGCGAGCGCTTCGGATAGTGCGATAAGGGCGTGTCTCTGATCCATGCGACCAGATAGCCAAAAAAAGCCACGCCATGCAAGCTAAAAAAAGCTATAGGTTGTGGATTTAGCTATTTTTGGCTATGCATGCCTATGGAGACGATTCTCGACCACATCGATGCAGCGTTGCGCGCAAAGGGCTTGAAGGATGCCACGGCATCCCGCTTGGCTGCAGGGAACCCATCTTTGATCAAGAATATCCGGAGTGGTGGCGGGAATGTCGGTTTCGAAAGCTTGCAGAAGTTGGCAGCGGTCCTCGACCTTGAAATTTACTTCGGCCCCAAGAGAACGCAGCCACGGCCAGTCGAACTTCGGATGATCTCGAACCACGATCCCGACCAGGACGCACCCACTGGCTTTCTCACCATCCCATGGCATGACGGAAAGCCAGGATCGGGCAGCGCGCCGGTGGCCTTTTCCCGCGCGTGGCTTGACCGTCACCAACTTGTGCCCGACTTCCTCCAGGCCGTCATCCCCGACCGCTTTGCGATTTCCCCGGCACCCGACGCCGATACCGTGACGGTGCTCGACACGCGCCTCGCGGCTCGTGACGGAGTCGGGCTCTGGTGCTACCGTGACGCTGGCCGCGTGACAGTGTCCTACATGACCTTCAGGGGTGACCTTTCGGTCATTCACCCCGCCACACCGGAGGCCGAGGCGCGGGCCTTCAAGGACACATCCGCCCTGACCCTCGGCCTGATTGGCAAGGTCGTTTGGATGGGCCAACTCGTGCCGCTCAAGGGCAAGGTGCGGTAGCCTATGCCTAACATGTTTCGACTGGAGTTCGACTTCCCAGCGGATGAATCGTCACTGCCGATACAAGAGGTCGTCGAAACCTACATGCATGTTCTAGGCATGACATCGGTCAAAGAAACATATCTTAACGGGATGCTGCCCTTGTGGCTTTATGGCTATCAGAAGGGCGATCCGCGCATGCAGGAAGCTGCTCTGGGACCTTTGCGCACAGAAGGGGTATCATTCATTTGGCCCTGGTTCAGCGAGTGGCGAGAGTCCTTCCGTGAGGCGAAGCTTTTACCCCTGTCTTGGTTGCCGTTCTCAGACCATGTTTGGGATCTACGCTTGGGGCTGCGGCAAGAACGAGTGGCGATCCTCTCGGATGTGATCTGGCGAACAGCTTGGAACCGCCGCCTCGCTAACCAACATGCGGCATTCGATGATGCCAGCCGCCCACGTCGATCGATGGCCTACACTTACGATCTTCGGTCTGACTGCGAAGCGTCTCAGATGGTGGCAGCTCGCCGCCTCGCGGGTCTCGTCCCAGGTGATTGGCGGACCTATCCTCCATATTTTCCGGGCGACCATTCAACTGTTGAAAGGGTGCGCGCATGACTGTTCTTCGTCTTTTGCTTTTTGCATTTGGTCTAGCCACGCGAGCTGATGCCGACCCGATCATGGACCTCGCCGAGCAGTGCCGATCAGCGGTCGAGGCCGGGGATGATGCGGCCTTTCAGGCGGCGGCGGCTCAGCTGGTCGAGCTGCGCCATGTCTGGAACACCGAAGCGATTCTGATCGGCTCCGAATGCCTGACAAAAGGCTTCGGCACAACCTGGGCCTACTCCTACCCGCAAAGCCGCTTTGTCTCGAAGGACCAGGTGGAAGCCGAGGCGAAGGCAGCGGCGGATGCCAATGCCGCCAGCGCTCGAGCGGCTGCTATCGCCGAAGAACAGGCCGCCACGCGTGTGGCGGCTGATCTCGCCGCCCAGGCCGAACGGGAGGCTGAACGCCAGGCCAATGCCGCGCAGGTTGCCGAGCTCGTTCACGCCTCCTGCACGACCCTTCTGGAACGCGACCAGGTGGCCGCGATGACCAATTCGATCTGTGTCGAAAGCTTCCTGTCGAACGGCCTTCCGCCCAGCTGACCGCGAAAATGAGTTGCATGTTGGCATGGCGGTTTATGGCCGTGCGCTGCGGCTCGTTTCCTGCTTTATCAATGCTTTATGCCTAACATGCAAAAGACCAAGGTAACTTGCACCATCATTTGCATGTTCCGAGGCCCCATGACCGCGCCTTTTGCTGGCCAATGGCCCCGGCAACGCGCTTAAAACCCCTATTTTACAGCCCTTTAAACACAGCCCCTTCGTCGAGGCCCTTCCGGCCCCTCCACCGCCCAATCAGCCCCCAACCCCCACTTTCCCGCATTCCCTGCTGACAAAGTCTTCGGCCACTTGGTCATCAGCCCTTGGCCGCTAACCCCGCGTTCTCACGCGCCTTTTCGCCTGTTCCCACCTGATATCACCCTTTCCCGCCCGCTTGCAGGATCATGTGTCAACGCTCAGCGGGCCTTCTGACCGAAGGCGGCATTTCCCG